TTATGTATTACGGAGTGTAAAAGAAATGGAGCTGTCAGGGTGGATGATAATTCCCCTTATTGTGCGCATCCAAAACTCCTTCTTTTCGGATCTTTCGAGCCTTTCGTACATATTAAGCGCGGAGCGCACATAATCCGTATCCACCGGTTCGGCGGGCGGAACTTCCTCTTTGGCTTTTTCGAGCGATAGCCTCAATTCACTGTAATCGCGCTCATATTCGTCCCGATCTATCAGATCAGAAAGATACAAATCCTTCAATTTTGTCATTTTGCGCCGTATGCCGACTTCATCAATGCGTGGCCGTTCAGCGCGAGCCCGGATTGCCTGCGTATTATATCGATCACACTCGGATACGATGTGCTCGGACAACCACCGCTCTATATAATCTTCACGAATGTTCTTTTCGTATGGACAGCCACCGATATACACGTGATCGTTGCAGCGGTAATAGTAATGCTCTTTGCACACCATACCGGACATCATGCTACCGCACGTGCCGCACCGGACAAGCCCTTTAAAGAGATAGATGCGGCCACGCACTACGCCTGAATTGCGCTGAGAGCGAACCGCAAGCAAATCCTGCGCCAGATCGAACGTCTTTTCATCCACGACAAGGCCGCGGTATACCTTATTCAGAAGCAACCGCCGGAATGTCGTGATATCGCGCCGTAGCCCATGCGTGTTTGCGGCATATCGCTGCGCAGCATACAGGGAATGGTTTGAAATGAAAAATTGAAATATATCCTGCACCATTGGCGCCACATCAGGATCTACAACATGCTTTTTGTTCTCTATCTTTACGCCGGGCGGAACGGAGCCGGACACCACTTCTCCGCGCTTGCGCTTACTGTCAAACACCGCCTTGATTCGTTCACTCGTCCGATCTGCTTCATCCTGCGCAACGGCCAGCATGATGTTCACTTTAAATCGGCCGGATGCGGTTGAGGTATCATAATCCTCATGGATCGTCCTCCAGTTCACACCATGCCGTTCCAGTATCTCCTGTACCTTATAATACTCTGCTATATTGCGGAACCACCGATCCAGCTTAGTGAACACTACCATATCAATTTTTCCGCGCTCAATGTCTGCCAGCAAGCGCTGCATGCTGGGGCGCTTTGACGCAGGCTTGCGGGCAGATATTCCGGCATCGATATAAGTGCCGACAACATTTGCATGCTCCTGCTTTGCCCATTCTTCCAAGGCTTCTGATTGTGCTTCAATCGAAAGCCCATGAATCGCCTGTTCTTCGGTGCTCACACGAGCGTATAAAGCTATCCTCATAACCATCCTTCTAATTTCGCGGTGGTAATCTCAAAGACACTTGCCACGAAAAAATAGCCATAATTCATATCGAGCTTCACACAAACCATAACATTTGCCTGCATGAAATCAAGCACTTGGGAAATCTGAGTAATCAACCTCACGAGTGTCCCAATTACCGTCAAAAACGGGGTAAAGAGTAAATTCATATCCGTTATAATATTCGCCATCATTATCAAATACAAGCACATCATCTGATGTACAGTACGATCCACTATCTCCGAACAATAGCTTTGAGCCGTACCAACTAACGCCACAGCAATAAAAAATTTTATACCTGCCAAGCGGAACATCAATTTCTACGGTTTTACCAGGATAAACAAACAAAGAAACTGCTCTCTTTTGTGTAACTGCGCTGGAGAGAACAACGTAGTAATAGTCGTTTCCACTCGGAACTGTGACCTTAAGTGGGGCGAGCGGTTCGCCGGTTGCATAGTACAGAGTATGACCATTTTCAGGCACGGGGACAAGTCTGTTCGTGGGCGATTGAGATGGCGACGGCAATGGAGTAGGGGAGGGCAGGCTTGTTGGAGAAGGCGAAACGCGTGCCGGCACATGCGATTCGATCGCGTCTGGCGCCGTTGTGCTCTTGCCACCGAAAGAACGCGAAAATAAAATCAGCCCAATCAATAAAACGGCGGCTCCCGCAAGAAACCAATAAGAGGAAACGCTCTTTGGCTTAGAAGATTTTGCAGGGACGTGGGTAGATTTTAACACAGCCTGATTGGACGGAAGATGCTGCGTCAACATCTTTTCGATTACCGGGATGTGATCGCGCACCATGGCGGAAAGACAAACAACGACTTCTAAAACATTATCTTCCATAGCTGCGTCTGCGCCGTGCAGGGAAAGCAGAAGCTTCGCTGCAGAACGTAACGGACTATTGAAGGCGGAATATGGGACAGGAACAGCGGTAATGGTACGAAAAGCCTGATCGAAGCATCCAAAGAATGAGTATGAAACCTTTAGATAGTCAGAAGAATCAGGCGGGATTTCGGTAGCGGATGCCAATGAATCGAAAGTACTTGCGCAGATGCTGTTTTTTTCTCCAATAGAATCTCCGTATTTACTGAAGATGATTTGATACATGACGGCGGCGGAAACGGCAATGGTATCGAACGGATCCCAATCTATATCCAGGAAATCATCATCTCGAAGGGAAGAATAAACCGTCAACCCACTCCGAAAAAGTCCATAACCGACAATAACACATGGACGTACAGAACTTGAACTCATAACATTGCCCCCTGACGTTTAAATCTGATAACATAAGCGATTGCGGGAATAGCCATGCTACTGATCTCGGAACTTCATTTGTATTTGATCGAGATCAAATAGCCTATGCTAGCACTCCGAAGATAAAGAGAGCGGAGATGCCCATGCAGGCAGCGAGAAGAATCAGCGCGCCGAGCATTCTTTTACCGGGCCTGACATCCTCATCTTCTCCGTAAAATGGATTGTCGCAGAATTTTACTATACCAATGTACAGCGCGACAAGCGCGAATGTGCCAAGGAATGAAATAACCCCCAACTTAATTACGCTCCATATTGTCGCCGGAACGTCGCGGTTTCTATGAAATACATACAGGCTGGATAACAGGGCGGACAAGACGAGCGCGCCCATACAGTGCCTGCCTTCAACCTCAGTAAGTATTTGCGCAATGCGTAATATATCGTAGCGCTTAATGGAATCCAATAAAGAGTGATTGAAATCGTTTATGGTATCATACGCACGAGAACGCCTAAGGTCAGAACCATCAGCATCGGAATTGCGTTGAGACTTCGGATTACGGTCACATCGATTCATATGCCCTCCAAAAAAACGTGAACATCGCGATATGCATTGCATCAAGCAGCGCATACTGGCATGCGCTACAACGAGGAAAGATAACAGTTAATATTTTTTAGGCACGATTTAGGCAAGTTTACCCATTTCAGTACCATAAGCGGTACCACACAGAAAATCGCTATTGCGCGGCGGCGCAGCGGAGGGTACAATGGGGACACGGCGCAAGAACAAAAGTTCTAATAGGAGGAAGCCATGGACATAATTGACACAATCCTTGCCACCTGCAAAACGAATGAAGAAGTTTCTGAACTACTAATGCTGTTTACGGTACAGCTCAATCGCAGTCTGAAGGGCAACACTGATGGTGCTCAATAATTCAGGGGTAAGCGGCTCATCGTCACGGAGATACCCAGAATCGTGCAGTATTTTTTCAAGCATTGCGGTAACACTTTCCCGTGTTGGTGCATCATGCTCGGTGCCGGGTTCAACCCAGCCCATAAGATACGCTGGCGTTGTGCGTAGCGCTTTGGCGAGAAGAACTAGCTTGTCGCGGCGCATATCCTTAATTTCGCCGCTTTCCCAACGTTGAACAGTAGCTTTGGATACGCCGACATCTTTTGCTATTTCTTCAAGCGTGCGGCCACATTTTGCACGCTGCGTGCGTATGAGGTCTTTTAGCTCTGGCAAGGGTACCACCTCCTTTGAATAACAATATAATGCATATCGCACAAAAACGCAACAAAAAAGTTTCGCAAACGTATTGACATGCCAGTAGGCACATGATATATTTAAGTTGCGTAAACGAAACAAAGGGGAGGCATATATGTATAACGATGAAGCGTTCATGGGGTTGCTAAGAGAAAAGGGAATCAAGCTTACTGCTGTAGCAAAAGCAATGGGAATAAAGCCATCAAGCCTATACAGAAAGAGAAAAGGCGAGAGCGATTTTAGCAGGAGCGAGATTCAACGGTTTTCGGAGTTTGTGGGAGTGCGGGATATTAACTTTATTTTTTTTGCAAACGAAGTTGCGTAAACGCAACAAAAGCGTATAGAGATATTAGGGGATTAAGCGGACGGCATTTTACAAATGAGTGAACGAGTTAGAACCAACCAATTAAGCGAGCTAAGGAGGACAGCATGAACAGGAGAACCATGGCAGCCACAATAAGGCAATTGGCCAAAGGCATAGAGCGCGGAACGATTGCACCAAACAAAAGCCTGATGGCAGATGAGACGTACTGCGCGGACTTCAAGGCAGAGCTTCCCGCAATTCTCATTCAGATTGCGGAGTATTTAGAGCTTTAGGTGCATAAGGAGGGTGAGAACGATGCTTGAGGAAATTGCAAAATGGGTGGTGCTCGCATTTTCGGTGGTTTTATATGCCATGACGGCTATTATTTTCGCCATTATGCTGTCGGACCGCAGATGACTAGCGGAAGCGAAAGCGCCTGCAGGAATCTAAATCTTTTCTGAAGACGCGCATGGCACGCATCAAGGAACTGGCGCGCTCATCAATCTTTTTCTCATAGAGAAAAGCTACCGCAAGATTGGATGCCTCTGCATAAGCTTCATCCGAACCGTACAGCGAAACGAGGTAAGCGCCATTAAAAATTGCGTTTTCTGCCTCGATAGGAGTTGATCCGTTGCGTACCATGGACAACCCGCGAAAAAGCTCCTCATACGCACGGACCTTATGTTCTAAAAGTGCGTCAAAGAACCGTAATTTCTTTGTTTCGTAGTAGGTAAAACAGGCAGCAGAGAAACTTGCGAAAGCGGTAATAAGGCAGGCGATGAGACTGAACCAATCCATAACACACCTCCATTTTTATGGAGATTATACCACAGAAGTGAGCCAAGGAGAAAGCATGACAAAGCAGAGAAGGGTAGACAAGAGACTGTTTAAATGTACGCTCTGCGGGTTGGAACAGTACGCGCCATGCAGGATAGGGCACAGGTCGTACGCTGGCCACATCAAACACATGTACTGCATAAACTGCCGGGAGCGCACGGAACACAGGCAAATTGACGGAAGCCATATGAAGGGCGGGAGCAAAGAGCCAGGTGAGTTGCCTGCATCATAAAGCATTGCGCGATGAAAGTAGGAGGGGCACGTGAATCGGATAGCATTTACAAGAAAAGTGCAAGAGAATTTCGCAGAAGAAAACGCAAAAGAGTTTATTCGCGTGGGGCATATCGCAGATGCGCACGAAAAGCAAACAAAGCGTGCGGAGAAGTAAAAGATTGGCCGGGAGGTCAAGAGACAAGCCGAGCATGAGTAAGCTATATAAGCAAAACATGGGAGGCAATAGATGAAAAGAGAGGGGAAAGAAATGGAAGGCGCGGTCAAAGGGACTGAAATCACGGCGGGAGCCGCGCAGGCAATATTTGATGTATTGTGTGAAATCTATTGCCGCACGAGGCCGATAAAACAAAGGATTATCGTGCTGGACGAAAAGGAACCCAAGGAAAAGGAAAGCGAAGAAGATGCCGGCCGCGATGGACAGGCAGAGGCATCGTGAATTGTTGGAGAGGACAAGCATGGCAAAAAAGCTTAAGAGCGCGTTTGTGGACAACCTATACGAATGCTACGAGTGCGGGAGCTATGATTGGATAGAGCTGCATCATATCTTCGGGGGAAGCAACAGGAAGCACAGCGAGGAATGCGACTACATCCTGCCGCTGTGCCACCGGTGCCACAATGAACCGCCAAACGGGGTGCACCACAACAAGGCGAAGCTCCGGGAGTATCAGCGCATGGCGCAGGAACATTTCGAGATCGACCACACGCGAACGGAATTCATACTGCTGTTCGGCAGGAACTATCTGGACATGGAGGACATATGAACTACTTCGGATTATTTTTCAGCTTCACTCTGCCTGGCGTAATTCTCGGGATCCTGATCGCCATGGCGGCCGCGCAGGGCGTAGCAACGCAGCGCAGGGCGGAAAAACGGCACCAACCGCGCAGGCGGGGGTTATACATTGAGAACATGAAGGAGGGAACTAATGGGTGACCGCATCGGTCGGGATACGGCATTAAGGACCGTAGACAAAAGCAAAAAAATCCTTGATGTGACATGTGGATTTAGAACGATATGGTTCGATAAAAAGCACCCGCAAGCTATTTATTGCGACAAACGCCGCGAATCATATATCGGACTTTGGAAAAACAGTGAAAGGCAGTGTGCGGTAGACCCGGATGTGCTATGCGATTTCACGAACCTACCATTTCGTGACAATAGTTTTGCACTTGTTATTTTTGACCCTCCGCATTTAACCGGCGCGAAAGAGACATCTTGGCTTGTGAAAAAATACGGAAAACTTGATGATACATGGCCGAAAATGCTGCATGATGGCTTCAAAGAATGCATGCGCGTGTTAAAGCCAGACGGCGTGTTGATTTTTAAGTGGTCTGAGTATGACATCCCGGCGGCAGACGTATGGAATGCAATCGGGCGGAGGCCGCTGTTCGGACATCACAGTGGCAAAAAAAGCGGAACATTTTGGGCGTGTTTCATGAAATTGGAGGTAGAGCAATGAAAGAGGCGTTTGCAAAGAGCTGCAAGGACTTTTTGAAAAGCAATGCGGAGCAGTTGGCGGACGCGGCCGCGGTGGCATACGATGCGGCAGAGTGTAGCGATCCGAAAACATTGTGTCATGTTGCTATATCCATCGCTATGGTCGCATTTAAAGCTGGTTGGAACGCGGCAATCGACTACTGCATGCAGCCCGTGGAAAAGGAAGTGCCCGCCGAGGCGGCAACCTCAGACGAGCACACGAACAATACCTGTGAACCCATTTTATCAGGCCGGGAGGATGAAGTCAATGATTGCTGAGCAGGTACAGGACTACAACGGCGAATACAGCGGCATATGCAAATACTGCGGGCAGATTGTGGTGTTCCAGAACCTTATTCCGGGCGAAGATGCGAACGGAACGGCAACGCGGCTTTGCGACTGCAAGCAAGGCCGGGCATACGACCTCGTGCGCAAGGATGAAGAAATGGAACACGAGCGCCGGGAACGCGCAATCCGGGATGCTGGAGGGTTGATTGAGGCGTTGCTCGGGCCGGACGCGGGAGCGCGGATTGGCATCAGCCTGCCAGTAATGAACGATAAAGCGCGTGCCCATCTGCAAGCGCTTACCGCACGCATCTATGATGAGGAGATCGAGAAAGTGGTGCTGTCCGCGGACGGCATTCGCGCCACCATGACGAAGGATTCCAAAGGCAACATCAAAATCGGGAGGCGGGACACGCAGGAGATCGTGCGCGAGGTAATCACATGACGGTGCGGGACCTGCTTGAAGCCCTCTCCATGACAGGCGCGCAGGCGGCCATTCTGGAAGAGGGCGGCACATGGCGGGCGGTGCAGCCCGTGAAGCTGAACCGCGAGGATGCAAGGCGCATCCTCGCAAGCGAAGATACCGGCGCCAAGCATCTTCTGTCATCTGAAATAGGAATGCTGGACTTCTGCCGGGATCATATCCATGCGGTATACAGGAAGCGGGGAGCAATATGAAATACACAATCCTGACAATCGAATGCGGGGAAGAGAAGGTTCAGCTTGAGACGAACAGTTTCAAGCTGGCGCGCGACGAATACGAGCGGCAAAAGCAATGCAACCGTGGGCGCGTTCGGATAAACGGGGGGAGAGATCCTGCGGATTTATCAGGCGGACAAGCTGTTTTCTCCGAAGAACGTAGTGCCGTGCACATTCGTAACGGAGGGTTGAGACATGACGATCTATCTCGCCGGCAAGATAACGGGCAACCCAAATTACAAGGAAGACTTTGAAGCGGCCGAACGTGCGCTGACGGAGGCGGGGGAGAGCGTGATGAATCCGGCGATCCTCCCGCTTGGCTGGGGCTATGATTCGTACATTGAAATCACGCTTGCCATGCTGGGCGAATGTGATGTGATCTGCCTGCTGCCAAACTGGACGGACAGCCCCGGAGCGCGCCGTGAGCTGATGAATGCGCTTGTGCGCGGAAAGCGCGCAATGAAGTATTCCGATTTTACGCAACACGGCATGCGCCTGCTGTCCAAAGAAGATGCGTTGTCGCTTCTTGTAACGGCATACGCCCGCGCGGAAGGGATTGAAAAGTGAGCTATATCAACAGTCAAACAAGGGAGCAGATCGCGGTACTGGCCGGCATTGTGACATATTGCGAGGCAATGGCAGAGGACGAAAGGGATGAGTTCAAACGGGCGAAACGCTCCCTTCGGGCCATGATGCGCCATGCTGAAAAGGCATTCAACGCTGTGGTTGAGGATGTGGACATTGACCAGCTTGCATCGATTATTCACACGGCAAAGAACAGCCAGTTTGCGCTTGTTCACAAAAGCAACCCGCGTGCCAACTATGACAGCTACATCATCCCAACCCAGGTATTCGACCGCCTGATGGCGGATGTGATCGGGGAATGTGCGTTCTGCACGAAACAGGGAAAGGAAGTAAAGAAATGCCAGAAGCGCAGGGACCTTGCAAAATGCGGGATCGTGACGGACAGGGCGGGGGAATGCCCGTATCAGGGATGACGCACCTGTCGCTGTTCAGTGGAATAGGCGGCCTTGACCTTGCGGCTGAATGGGCGGGATTTAAGACTGTTGGGCAGTGCGAGTGGGCGGATTATCCAACGAAGGTGTTGGAAAAGCACTGGCCGGATGTACCACGCTGGAGGGATATAAGGACGCTGACAAAGGAGAGTTTTTATGAGCGAACAGGGCTGCATACAGTTGACGTTATTTCCGGGGGATTCCCCTGCCAGCCCTTCAGTGTGGCTGGAAAGCAAAAAGGAAAGGGGGACGACCGTTATCTCTGGCCTGAAATGCTCAGAGTTATCCGAGAACTTACGCCGTGTTGGGTTGTCGGTGAGAATGTACCTGGAATCCTGCGAATTGCCGCTGCCGACATTGTCGAGGACCTGGAGCGTGAAGGCTATAACGTCCTCGTGTTTGATTTTGAAGCTGCGGCTGTCGGCGCTCCGCATCGCAGAGAAAGAGTTGCATTCATCGCAAACAGGGAATCCAGGGTTGTGGAAAACGCCGGTCGCATCAGATGCGGCGAATCGGGAATTTTACCACAACTCGCGCGGAGAACCGAATCTTTCGGCAGAAGTAAAACTATGGCCAACGCCGGCGGCTCGGGACTACAAGGGGGCGAACAGCATGGAGCACCTGACGAGACCGGGAGGAGGCCGCAATCACATGGGGCAGCTTGCCAACGCCGTGAAAATGTACCCAACGCCGAAAGCGCAAAATGCCCGCGGGGCAGGACAAAAGCATGGGAACGGTGGCCCGAGTCTGGATGCGGTCGTTGGTGGGAAGCTGAACCCGATGTGGGTAGAGTGGCTCATGGGGTTTCCCATCGGGTGGACAGACTTAAATGCTTAGGTAATGCCGTTGTACCGCAGCAGTTTTACCCGATTTTCAGGGCAATAGCAGGTACTTACGAAATGGATGAATGTCAGTATCAGGGATGAAGAAGGGAGAGCGTGAGTTGTGGGAAAACAGGAATTCAAAAGCAGGGTATATACGGATAGACCTCCTTATGCGGACTTCGATGCACCGCACAAGTTCGAGGCAATAAAAAGTATCATAGCTAAGCGCCTGATTGAGCACCCGAATGCAATCTGCTCATACTCTGGCGGCAGCGATAGCGATATTTTGCTTCATCTGATAGAACAGGTAAGGGATGTGTTTGGGCTTCCGCAAGTGCAATACTGTTTTTTTTAACACGGGGCTAGAAATGGAGGCAATTAAGAGACACGTACGCGAAGTTGGCGAATTGTATGGCGTGACAATAACGCAGTACAGGCCGAAGAAAAACATCGTGAAAGCAACTAGGGAGTATGGGCAGCCGTTTGTATCAAAAATAGTTTCCGCTGGGCTTGAAGGTGTACAGCGAAAAAATATACCGCTAACTATAGCGGATGAGTATGCGGAAGCAGTGGATAAAGTCGCAAAACGCGAAGAACTACGCAATCGGTTCCCGAGGAGCGAAAGCGAAATCAACTTCCTGTGCGGATGCAATTCGAAGGGAGAACCGAGGCCGGAAATACAACTTGTAATCGGTTCATCCAAGTATCTGCTGGATTTTATCAAGGAAAATCCAATACCGTTCAAAGTAAGCAATAAATGCTGTGATTGCTGTAAAAAACAGCTTGCGCACAGCGTGCAAAAGAATTTCGATATGGTGATTACTGGGGAACGGCGAGACGAGGGAGGTATGCGGTCGGTGCCTAGAAAGGATAACACATCGATGTGCTTCACGGAGACCGCAAACGGGCAGTTTCGACTAAGACCGTTATACTATGTGTCCGATGCAGATAAGCAATGGTACAAGGATCATTATGGAATTCGGTATTCGGATGCCTACGAAGTATATGGCCTGAAACGTACGGGGTGCTGCGGATGCGCAATTTCATCCAGGGCGGCTGATGAACTGGAAAAGATACGTCCGTACGAGCCGAATTTAGTAAAAGCAGCATGGAATGTGTTCGGGGACAGTTACCGTTACCGCGCGAAATACAACGAGTATAAGGCAAGACGAATGAAGAACGAAAAAAGCAACGGGCAATGCGAATTTGATTTTATGATTTGAAAGGAGCAACCAATGGCTAGTATTACCGATTACGCCCGGATGTGCAAGGCGCATGGTTTAGGAGGGTGCGTTTCCAGTGAATGCCCCCTTTCATTTAGGAACAATAGGAACGGGGTTACGTGCGATATATTAGTGCGCAAACATCCCGCCGAAGCATCCGCCATCATCGACAAATGGTGCGCGGAACACCCGCAGAAAACGTATAAGCAGGATTTTCTTGAGAAGTTTCCAAAGGCCAAGATGTCGCGTGATATGGCCAATATGTCGCGTGATGGCATACCGAGGGTTTGCAGGACGATCGTTTACGGTGGCGATTGTCCAATTGAGGATGATGTTCGTTGCGCCGACTGTTGGAACGAAGTAATGCCGGATGAAACGGGAAATGATTGAATTGAAGCGGTGTCCGTTTTGCGGGGGAGAAGCCAAATTTTTTACCAAAGCCCACAGCTTGAGAGGCACAACGAGAGGATGGGAATTTGGAATCTTTTGCACACGCTGCAATGTAACAACGCCGAGTACGTGTTATGAGTTAGCAATAGAGTTAGGAGATCGTGGAGAAATCAAAACAATTGTCGATGATAGGGCGAAGGCCGCCAGTGATTGGAACAGGAGGGTAAACGATGAGTGAATACATAAGCCGGGAAGCGGTATTAAGTAGCAGGAGCGTGATAGAGGTTTATGACGCGAACGATGACATAGTGGACTGGGGTGTGAGTTTTGACACGATAAAAGCCCTTCCCGCCGCCGATGTCGTACCGGTCCCGAAGACGGGAATTGGCGACGCATCGGATGGATTCCACACGTTCAACGAGCTGTACCATCATCGCGCCATACTGTTCAGTGTGATATGCAATTTGATGCGGGAAAAAACATGGAAGTCAAAACGACATGATACCGGGGATATGTATGACGGAATGTTTATCGTAGGCATTGAAACCCCGGATGGGCAGGCCACATACCACTATGATATTAACCCATATTGGGATATGTTCGATGTGAAGGAAGTCGAATACGCGCCGAAATGGGATGGGCACACTCCGGACGATGCGATCAAACGCATTGGCTCGCTTTCTGCCGCCGATGTTGCGCCTGTGCGGCGTGGGCATGTTGTTTGGGTGGAACGTCCTGCGGTTTTCGCACAGTATGAAAGGCACCATAGTGAGGACGGCATCACAATGTACGTAAGGACGTGCGCAGAGGTAAAAGACAAGGTTCCGTATTGTTCGGAATGCGAGAAGCGTTTAGATGACAGATTCATGAAATTCTGTTCAAACTGCGGGGCCGATATCAAGGAGGAAGCATGAACACAAGACTGACCAAACGCAGCCCGCACGGGGATGCATACTATGTTGCATGTTTCAGTGATGAAGCACCCTGCGGCGGCGGAAACCCGGGAGAAGCATGCAACGGATGCCCGGAAATACAAAAGCAGTGCGAGGCGCTTGCGGCATACGAAGAAGCAATTCCGTTCGAGCGGATTGCCGAAGCTGCAGACCTGTTAAACCACAAAGCGCCAAAAACGCTGCGCGAGGACTTCATGGAAAACTACCCGCATGCAATACTTGATGAGTTCGGCTATCCGAACGATACATGCCCGGCGGCGCTCCTGGGCGCAAGCTGCCCATACACAGACAAACCCACCTGCATGCGCTGCCCTATGTGGGACAAGCCGGCAAAGTAGTTCTTTCTATAATAAATAGGACAAGCCTATTTCGGGCTTGTATCAGGTACTAACTTAACGACGATATATACACAACAAAAAAGAAATCGCATATCAGCGGGGGAATGCGGCGAAGCCGCAGGGGGCGGCAGCCCCGATGTGACAGCAGGTGGGTGCGGGAGGCGGGCGCTTGACGCCTCCCGCTATGAAAGGAGCGTACGCGGTGTACATCATCACAGAATCGGACAGATACGATCAACTGCAGGGGAGCACACTGCGGGACAAGCGCCTTTCAGGATATCGTGTGAAAGAAGTGTATTACGGCGACCGCATGGAAATTGAGATCTATCCATACTGGGCACGCAAGCCGCGCTGCAAATGCCAAAAGCTGAAAGAATCCCGCAAGGCCGCAAAGAACCAGAACGCTAAGGACAGCCGGAACATGTTTTCTCGCCTGCTTATGAACAACTTCGGTACGGGCGACCTGCATGTGGTGTGCACCTATCAGGAAATGCCGGACGAAGCGCAGGCGCTGCGGGACGCACAGAACATGATCCGCAGATACCAGGCGGCGCGGCGGAGGAAAGGGCTTGGAAAGGGGAAGTACATGTATGTGATCGAGGGCGCGGCGGAGGGAAAGCGGGTGCATCTCCACCTGGTTCTTCAATCGGGCATCGGCAGGGACGAAGTCGAAGCCTTGTGGCAAAAGGGATACTGCAACGCAGACCGCATCCGGGCGATTGATGGCAGCATTAAGGGGCTGGCAACCTATCTTGCGAAGGATCCGAAGGGCAAGAAACGCTGGGGCGCATCCCGCGGACTGAAAAAGCCCGAGGTAAAAATATACGACCACAAGATCACGCGCAAAAAGGCGCGTGAGATGGCGACGGACGCGGAAAGCTTCGCGGCGGCGCTCGTGAAATTGTACCCGAACTATCGGGCAACCGAAATCAACCCGCCAAAATACAGCGAATTTGTGGCGGGCGTATACCTCTGCGCCGAGATGCGGCGCAACGATTAGAGGGGGGAGCATGAGAAAATCACATTACAGGGACTATGCGACGGAGGCGTTCCGCTTTCTTGCCCGTGAGGGCAGCGCGGCGGCGTACCGTGACAGGATATGGAACGATGCATTGGAGCGGCAGCGGCGCCGGGAGGCAGGCCGCTTTGATGGCATATCCGCACCCACGGAGGCGGCGGTAGCCCGTGCGGAGCAAGCGCTGTACGATGCGCATGCATCCATTGCCGACCTCGAAGCGGCAGAGTGGGCGCTTCAAACGCTGGAGAAGATGCGCGGTCGTCATGCGGTCACAGCGGTAAAGGCCATCTATATGCTTGCGCCGGATCATCCGTTGGAGCGCGGCGAGATTCAGGCGCGCGTCGCGGCGGCGAGCATCGGCATTCCGGCAGACCCGGCAACGATATACAGATGGCTTGCACTGGCGCGTGACATGTTCGCGGAACACCGGGGACTAAGAATTTCATAAACCGTGCGAGTAGTGCGACTATAAAACCTGTTATACTGTGTATAGTCCCGAAGGGTGACGAGGAGCCCGGAGGACATGTGCATTTACTTCCATCCTGAAAAGGAGCGGCGCCCGGTCAGCGCCGCTCCTTTTGGTTATTGCAAACTTTATTGAATCCCCAGCCTGGCCTTTAAGCCATCCTGAAGGATTTGGGAGAAATTCACGCCGGCGCGTTCTGCCTCGGCGTTCAGCCAACTGGGAATAGAGAGGGTTTTCTTCACAGCGCGGTTGTCATTGGCGCGGCGGTACGCATCGGTATCCAGCAGCACCATAGTTTTGATCTGCCCCTGCGCAACGTCGACTTGTTCAAACGGTGTGGGTGCAGGAATGGCTTCTGCATTGTTTTCGGCATCCCAAAGCCACATAGCACCGGCATCTTCAACCATGGTAATGGCGTCGGCGGCATCAATTCCGCCCGTAATGCAACCGGGAAGATCGGGAATGCAAACGGAATAACCATCGTCAACGGCGGTAAAAACAGCAGTGTATACGTACTTCATACAACAGGCTCCTTTCAGTCAATGATTATGCCCAGGAGAGCGGGGGACTATTTAAGCCCCGCCGCTTTCAAAATACCTTCGATGGTGTACTTGTTCGGTTCGGCGTGCCGCGGAATCGGGATCTTAACGCCGGGCCGATTGGGGTTTGTTGCCAAGTCGTGGCGGCTTCCGGGAGTAATCTCCCAGCCATTTTGCTTGAGCAACTTCACCAACTCCCTTTTGTTCATCGTGCACCTCCTTGGTATGGTTATATTATAATACGTATTTATACGTGCGTCAAGAGAGCACAAGAGAATTTTCGGGTTGTTTTGAGTGAGATTTATCACGTTTGGAGGCGCGGCATGGAGAAGAGGAAAAAAGCCGTGCAAAGCGGCAGGAGGCGCGGCAAGAAGCCGCTGTGGGATGAATTGCAGATGGAAAGCAAGCTGGACGCCGTGGAAGGCTGGGCGCGGCAGGGGCTGCTGAACAGCGAAATAGCGGACATGCTGGGCATATCCGAACGGACGGTGTACACGTGGAAGGGAAAATATCCGCAGTTTGCGCAGGCCATCTGCGCGGGTGCGCGCGTGAGCAACGGCGAAATCCTGAAATCCGCATTCGACCAGGCGCGCGGCTATACAAAGCGGGTATCGGAGGTCGTGAAGCTGCGCGAGGAGTACATAGACAAAGAAAGCGGGAAAAAGCTTGTGCGCGAGCGCGCGGAAGTGGTGGAATACGACAAGTATTTTGAACCGGATGGCAGGATCACAAAGTTCATGCTGACGAACCGCCTGCCGGAGGACTACCGGGACAAGCAGCCGGACGAACCAAAGGAGGACGGCGAGATGAAGATCGAGGTGATCGCTCCGCCGGGCGAAGCAAACGCAGGAGAGCTTGCAGGATGAAAGCGACGTTTGACTTGACGAAAATCAGCGAGCCGCAGCGGGAATTCTTCCTTTCCCGCGCAAGGCATACCTGTTATGGCGGGGCGCGCGGCGGAGGGAAGAGCTGGGCTATGCGCAAGAAGTTTCCGCTTCTTGCCGTGCGCTATCCAAACCTGAACATCCTCCTGCTTCGGCGCACGCTGCCGGAGCTCAGGGAAAACCACATTGTGCCGCTGCGCAGGGACCTGTACGGCGTCGCACGGTTCAACACAACGGACAAGACCTTCACGTTTCCCAACGGCTCCCGCATCGTGGCTGGGTATTGTGCAAACGAGGCCGATGTATACCGCTACCAAGGGCAGGAATACGACGTGATCGGCATGGAGGAGGCCACGCATTTCAGCGAAGAACAAATGCAGTTTCTTACCACCTGCAACCGCAATGCACGGCCGGATTTCACGCCGCGCATGTACTACACATGCAATCCGGGCGGTGTTGGCCATGCATGGGTAAAGCGCCTGTTCATTGACCGGCAATACAGGGGCAAGGAGAAGGCGGAGGATTATGTATTCATCCGTGCGCGCGTGTACGACAACAAGCCGCTCATGGAAAACAACCCGGAATATCTGGAAACGCTGGAAAACCTGCCGGACGACCTGCGCCGCGCATACCTTGAAGGCGATTGGGACGTGTTTGTGGGGCAATACTTCACGGAATTCCGGCGCGACCTTCACGTGTGCGAACCGTTCCCGATTCCGGAGCACTGGACGCGCTTCCGGTCGATGGACTACGGCCTTGACATGCTGGCCGTGCTGTGGGGCGCGTTTGACGAACTCGGAAATGCATACATATACAGAGAGCTGTGTAAACCGAATGTTATCATCAGCGACGCGGCGCACATGATCCTGAACGCAAGCCAGGGGGAGCGAATCGTATGCACCTATGCACCGGCGGACATGTGGGGGCGCAACCGGGCAACCGGCAAGGCGCAGGCAGAAATGTTCGCGGCGGAGGGGCTTGTTTTGACGCAGGTGCGCAATACGCGCGTAGATGGCTGGATGGCCCTGAAAGAATGGATGCGCCCGGTGCCGGACGGCATGGGCGGGGAGCAACCGAAACTGCATATCTTTTCAACGTGCGGCAGGCTGATTCACGACCTGCCGCTTTTGCAGCATGACGACCATGACCCAAACGACGCGGCGACAGAACCGCATGATATAACCCACGCGCCGGACGGGTTAAGGTATATGATGGACGGCAGACCGCGACACCGGCCAATCGTCCCGCGTGAGGGCGACTATGAACGCCAGATTGGCGATTTTCTGGACTATGGAGGATAAACATGGAATATATCATATGCTTCACCTGCGGCGCCGTTCTGGGCGCTTTTTTTACGCTGATTTCGGGGCGCAGGCCGCCGAAACAGGAGCTGAAGGAGCCGGAGAACGCGGCGGAGGATGTGCAGGAAGAGACGCAGGCGCAGCGGGAGCGGATCCAATGGGACAACATGATGAAATTCAACGGGAGGAAGCAGAATGATTAAGTCCGACCCGCGCGGCGTTTGGTCGGAATACCAGCGCGGAGTAGAGTATAACAATTCAATCGACCTGTACGAGACGGTGCGTGTAAACCGAAACTTCTACTTGGGCAGGCAGTGGGAAGGGCTGAACGCTCCCGACCTGCCGAAGCCGGTCATGAACGTAATGAAGCGCGTCGTATCCTACCAAACGGCCATGATTACCTCTGACGACGTGGGCGTATCCTTCACGCCGTTCAGGCCGAATCAGGATTCGGAGCTCATGGCCGCGATTTTCGCGGGTGAGGTGGAGCGCGTGCTGGAGCAGGCGAAGATCAAGGACCTGCACCGCGACGCGATCCGCAACGCATCGGTAGACGGGGACGCATGCATGTACCTGTATTTCGACCCGGATGTGGAAACGGGGCAGGATGCAAAAGGCGACGTCTGCGCCGAGCTGATTGAAAACATCAACGTATACTTTGGCAACCCGTATCTGTGCAACGCGCAGAAGCAGCCGTATATCATCATCGCCCAGCGCAAGACGGTGCGGGAAGCGAAGGAGGAAGCGAAGCGAAACGGCAGCGCGGAATGGGAATCCATCACGCCGGACAGTGACCCCAACCAGGGCGAAGCCGGGGACGACAACGACCTCGTGACGGTTCTCATAAAATTCTGGCGCGAAGGCGGGACGATATGGGCCGTGAAGACGACGGAAACGGCAACGGTGCGAAAACAGTGGGATACAGGGCTTACCCTGTACCCGGTTGCATGGATGCCGTGGGAAACCGTGCGTTCTTCCTATCATGGGCAGGCGAGCATTACGGGGCTTGTCCCGAACCAGATTGCGATCAACCGCCTGTATGCCATGATGATCCGCAGCGTGGAGATGAACGCATTTCCGAAGCTTGTGTACGACAGCAGCAGGATCACGAACTGGACAAACCGGGTAGGCGAAGCGATTGCAGTGAACGGCGGCGGCGTAACGGATGCGATTGCAACCGCGGTGCGCGGCGCGGACGTATCGCCGCAGGTAATGCAGGTGATCGAATCCACCGTAACCATGACGCGCGACTTCATGGGCGCATCGGACGCTGCGTTGGGCAACGTAAGGCCGGACAACACATCGGCAATCATCGCCGTGCAGCAGGCGTCAAGCGCGCCGCTCGACCTTCAGAAGCGCGCATTCCATGCGTGGGGCGAAGAGTATGTGCGCATTGTCGTTGACATCATGCGCGCCAACTACGGAACGCGCGCCGTGGTAATAACGGACGGAGACCTGATTGAAAAGTATGTACCGCCCAACCCAATGACGGGCGAGCTGCCGAAGGTGTACGAACTGAATGTGGACTTCGGGCAGCTTGGGGACGTAAACATGCGCCTGAAGGTTGACGTCGGTTCTTCCGCGTATTGGAGCGAGATCACGCAGATGCAGACGCTGGACAACCTCATGGCGAAAGGGATCATTCAGGACGCGGAACTTTTCGTGGAGCAGATCCCATCCAAATACCTGAGCGGGAAGAACAAGATCCTTGAACGCATCCGCAAGGAGAAAGAACAGATGCAGGCTATGCAGCAGATGCAGACCATGCAGCAACCAACGCTATAACACCGGGAAAGACGGCCGCAGGGCCGTTTTTTAATACCCGCGCCAACCATAGCGCGGAAAGGAGAAACACATGGAGGAATATACCAATCCTTCCCAACCCAACGAAGCGAAAGAAACCATGGAGGACGACGATCTTTTCGGAGACATTTCGGAAGAGGACGACGACCTGTTTTCGGACGCGGAACCCGAAGAAAAGGCCGAAGCGCCGGAGGAGCAAACCAGCGCCCCCGACGCGGCGGAGAAGCCGGACGAAAAGCCCCAAACCCTGCGCATCAAGTACAACGGCCAGGAGCAGGAGATCACGCTTGAGCAGGCGGCAGAGCTTGCCCAAAAGGGCATGAACTACGACAAGGTGTTGAACGAGCGCAACGGCCTGCGCGTGGACGCGCGCGCAAGCGAGCTGATGCACCGCCTTGCGGAAGCGAACGGAATGGATGTTGAGCAGTACGTAGGCTTTGTGGAAAACCAGCAGAAAGTCGTAATGCTGCAAAAAGAAGCGCAGAACATCCGGACGAAATATCCGGACATGCCGGACGATGCCGTGCAGGAGATGGCGGAGATGCGCGTCAACGAAAAGCACAAGGCAGCGGAAGAAAGCGCGGCAACGCGGCGCAGGAGCGAGGAGGAGGCGCGGCAGAAGCCGTGGATGGACTTCCTCCGCGAATTCCCGGACTACAAGGACGGGAGGGAACTGCCGCGCGGTGTAGCCGAGGGGATTGAGCGGGGCCTTACGCCCGTGGAAGCGATGCTTCGGCATCAGCAAACCGAGTACGAACAACGCATCAAGGAGCTGGAAGCAAAGCTCACAACCAAAGAACAAAACGAAAAAAGCAGGAAAGCATCCGTCGGATCGGCAGCGTCTACGGCCGCAACAAAGGTTGAGGACGCTTTCCTTTCTGCGTTTGACGGATGAGAAAGGTGATTTATGAGCATCAATCTCGCAACCAAATACAGCGATAAAATCGCACAGAAACACACGCACGAATCGTTCCTCGCGGGCAAAGCGAAGGCGCCGTATGATTTCATCGGCGTAAAGAGCATCCGCATTTACACCCTGCTGTCGCAGCCGCTCAACGACTATGACCGCGCCAACACCTCCAACCGGTATGGCGCGCTCGCGGAGCTTCAGGATTCCTATCAGGAGATCAGCCTGACGCAGGACAAGTCCTTCCGCATTGCGATTGACAAGGGAAACAACAACGAGCAGATGATGGTGAAGGAGGCCGGCCGCGTCCTGAAAATGCAGATGCGCGAGCAGGTCGTGCCCACGGGCGACAAGCGCGCCCTCTATCAGTGGGCATGGGGCGCCGGCAAGTGCGTGGAGTATTCCGCGGCGGTATCCAAGAGCAACATCATCGGGACGCTTCTTGACATCGAAAAGCAGTTCGCGGACAGCTTCACCCCGCTTGAGGGCCGCTATGTCGCCGTGAAGAACGAGCACATGAAGTTCATCCGCCTGAGTGATGAATTCCAGTATGTGGACGGCGTGCGCGAGAAGTTCATCCTGAAGGGCGTAGTCGGCAAGGTCGGCACGCTGAACATCATCGCCATGCCTGCGGACTGGTTCCCGACGAACGTGGAGCACGTGGCGTTCCAGAGCCGCGCGGTCGGCTTCCCGTTCAAGATCCGCGATACGCGCATCATCACGGATTCCGAAGCGGTGAACGGCGCGGTACTGCTTGGCCGCTTCAACTTCGACGCATTCGTGGTCGGCGGCGCATGCGATGACGTGATCGTGTGCGTAACGAACGGTAACAAGTGCGCAACGCCGACGGCGACAAAGACCGCCACCACGGCGCTTGCCACCACGACGAGCTCCGCGAAGATCTACTACACGCTGGACGGCAGCGACCCGCGCTTTAGCGCAAGCCGCGTGGAGTATTCTTCGGCAATCGCAAACCCGGCGGCTGGCACGGTTCTCAAGGCCGTTGCAATCTATCCGACGGGCAACAAGTACACGTCCGACGTGCTGACGCACGTTTGCGCGTAAACGACACAACGGGGAGGCTTCGGCCTCCCCGACTTTTGGAGGATATATGACAGGGCAGGAGATCTATGAAACCGCAAGCGCGTTCCTGTATGAAGCGGACGGCGAGGACGCGGAAAGCAAGAAATATTCCGTCCCATTTTTGAACCTGCTGCTGCAGGAGTGCCTTGAAACCGAAAATTCCATCCGGCGGCATGAGGGCCGCGCGCTTCTCGCGGCGGCGCAGAAGATCGAGACGCTGGATGAAACAATAACATACGCGGACGCGATCACGCGCGTTGCGCTCCCTTACGGCGTGGCGGCGCAGTTCTTTCAGGAAGCAATGGACAACTTCCAGGCCGAAAACTACCGCGCAAAATATGTTTCCGCGCTGAACGACGCGCGGAAGCTGAGCTTTGAACCAATCGTAGACGTATACGGAGGATATTGACATGCCAACGCTTACCACGCCGAAAAACATTGAGGACATCAAGCGATACCACAAGGCATACAGCAAATTCCGCGGCGTGGACTTTTCGACCGACCCGACGCAGGTGAGCGATTCCAGGTCTCCCTTGTGCCAGAACCTGATTTCAGACCTTGCGGGCTTCCCCGAAAAGCGGCTGGGCTGGCGCACCCTGTTCACGATAGACGCGCCGATTAACGGCATGTTTTTTGCCGTGTTTGAATCGGGCGCAGAGAAGTTCATCGTGCACGGAGGAACAAAGCTGTATACCTGGACGGATGCGGGTGCGACGCTGATATACAGCAACATGAACAACGCGAGAAGCACGGCATTCTCCCATGATGGGAAGCTGTACATTCTGGACGGACAAAGCTATCTCGTGGCGACGGAAACGGGAGACACGGTTGGCGTTGCCTCTGTATCGGCAAACGCCTTCACCCCGACGACGGTAATCGGCGCTCCTGCGGCGGGCGGCGGCACGCCGTTTGAGGCGGTGAACATGCTGACGGGAAAGCGCATCAACTCCATGGTCGGCGACGGAACGAGCACGGTGTTCCACCTCGATTCAAAGAACATCGATTCCGTGGAATCCGTGACGGTGGACGGCGTGGCGAAAACCGCAACGACCGATTACACGGTTGACCTTGCCGCGGGAACCGTGACCTTCACAACCGCTCCTGCGGAAAGCGCGGCCGGCGGCGGGATCGACAACGTTGTGATCGCATTTACCAAAACGGTTCCGGGGTATCAGGACAGGATCGAAAAGTGCACCATCGCGGAATTCTACGGCTACAACAACGATAACCGCCTGTTCTTTTCGGGGAACCCGGACTATCAGAACTGGGACTGGCAATCGGGGCTTGACGATCCAACCTACTTCCCAGATACGGGATACACGAAGGTCGGGGCGGACACATCCGCGATCATGGGATACATCAAGCAATACGATACGCTGACGGTAATCAAAAACAGCAACGAGCAGGACGCCGAACTGTTCCTGCGCACGGCCGAGATAACGGACGGGGGCGCGGTGCTGTTCCCGATCAAGCAGGGCGCAAAGGGCGTTGGAGCCGTATCAAAACACGCGTTTGCAAACCTTAGGGATGATCCGATCTTCCTTGCGCGAGAAGGCGTATTTGCGATTACGAGCACATCGCTCGGGCAGGAGCGCGCATTGCAGGACAGGTCGTTCTATGTAAACGCGAAGCTCACGCAGGAGCCAAACCTTGAAACCGCAGTATCGGTAGTCTGGAACGGATACTACATCCTGTGCGTCAACGGGCATTGCTATGTTGCGGATTCACGGCAGCGGACGGGAGCGTCCCAAACGGAGCAGTATTCTTACGAGTGGTATTACTGGACGAACATACCCGCCCGCATATTCCTGGAACACTCCGGGGCGCTGTACTTCGGAACAGCGGATGGGCGCATCTGCAAATTCAACACGGACGTATCCGGCATGGCACGGTTTTCGGATGATGATGAACCGATCGTTGCGCGATGGTCCACAAAGGCGGACACATTCGGGATATTCACGCGCAGAAAGACGCTGGTCAAAAAGGGTTCCGGCGTAATGATAAAGCCTTACAGCCGGTCAAGCGTAAAGGTTTATGTGGCCACGGACAAGCAGCACGAGCGCCTGATCCGCACGGCGCTCATGGACATCTTCGATTTTTCGGACATCGATTTCAGCCGCTTCACCTTCAATACGCTGGATACACCGCAGGTAAAGCCATTCAACACCAAGGTCAAGAAATTCATTCTTTTGCAGCTGATCTTTGAGAACGATGCAGTAAACGAGGGCTTCGGCGTATACGGCGCAGAGGTGCAGTATACGGTTGGAAATTATGTGAAATAGAAGTAACAGATAAGGAGCGTTATCCACGCTCCTTATCCATAAATATCGCTTCTGTGGCCAATGTTCAAAACGAGGATCAGAATCTTTTCATCTGATATATCGGCAATGATGCGGTAATCGCCCACGCGGTAGCGCCATTGGCCGCTTCTGTTGGCAGTAAGACCTTTCCCATGCCGCCGAGGATCCTCACAACCCACGAGGTTCTTTTCGATCCAGGAAAGGATGAACTGTCGCGTGTATTTGTCCAACTTCCGCAGGGACTTAACCGCCTGAGGCGTGTAATCAACGGAATACATCACAGGTTGTCATCCTCCAGCATGCGGACTACTTCGGCATGGGAGTAGGATATGGGCGATTTACGGTATTCCTCCATCGCTTCATTGTAAGCGGCGAGATCGTATTCATCCTCAATCCGATCCAGCACGGCGCTCCTGAACAGATCGGAAAGGCTGATACCGTTCAATTCGGCGTACTTTTTAATCAGTGCAGTTTCGGCATCGGTTAAACGCAAAGAAATTGTTGCCATTGTCGTTCACCTCCAGTTTGTGTAATACATTGTATTACGAATTTAGCAAAAATGTCAAGCCCGATTTTAGAGTTCCCACAAAGCGGAAACGGGATTCGGCTTCACGCACGGAAGAAGACTGAAAAAGCATGAAAAAGAAAGGAAGAAAATAAATGGCGAACTATTACGTTTCGGGTTACACACCCCCGGCAGGAGTAACGAATGCGGAGCAGGTAAAACAGATCCAACAGCAGCTTACGAAGGCGGGATACAACATCGGCAGCACGGGCGCCGATGGGATATGGGGCAAGAACACACAAGCGGCATATAATTCATTTGTCGGAGGTCAAGGCTCTATTTGGGGAACGCCTCTTGCGGGCGATGGTTACGGCGCTTGGGATGGGAACGCGGGCGTATATAACGGCCATAGCGGCGGTTACGGCTTGCCATCCCTACCCTCTTACGATATTGGTGCGGCGTATGACAAAAGCGCCGAGCAGTACAAGGCGGCGCTCGATGCGGCGTACAATTCACAAAAGGCCGGGATTGACGCACAGGCGGCAAAACTAGCAGACCAGTATAATGCTGTGCGGTCGAACGTTTACACCAACGCGCGCCTGAACGCGATTGGAAACAACGAAGTCCTTGCGGCAAAGGGGCTTGCGGGCAACCTGTATGATTCGCCCGTATCCGGCGCATCCGAAACTTCGCGCGTGAATCAGGATATCGGCATGCGAAACGACATCAACGCGGCCACGCGGCAGGAGCAAAGCGAACGGGACGCGCTTGCGCTTGAACTTCTTCAGGCGGGCTATACGCGCGATGTGGAATACGCAAAGTGGATGGCCGATATGATGATCGCCAAGGCACAGGCGGAACAGGCTGCAGCCCAGCAGGCGTTTGAAAACCAGATGGCGCTTGCAAAGATGTACGAAAGCATGTACGGAGGAATCTCGGGCGGTAGTTCGGGTGGCGGTGGCAGTTCGGGCGGTAGGACGAAGAAAAACACGGAAGAAATCGCACGCTCGATACAAAACAACCTAACAAATTCGGCGAAGAATTTCCTAAAGAGCCCGAAAAAGGGAGCGTTGATCAATTCGCCTGGTGTAAAAATCGGAAGTTACTTCGGAAGGAGATAAATGATGTCAAGGGATATCGCGCAGAAGATAAAAGCGGCTGTGGAAGAAAGCGAGAGGCGGAGCGCGGAGAAACTGAGCAATAGGAATGCGAAAGACGGCTCTGATAAAGAAAAGCCGAGCGATATCGGGGCGATCCCGTGGACTATGGCGAAAGCCATTACGGAAGGATGGGACGACGAGCGTCTGAGCAAAGAGTTGCGCTCAGCGCAGGACAGCATAAATGTAACGCGAGCGCCAAAACAGAATGAAGCGGGAAAAATCGCTCAAACCGCGGTGAGTGGTGCAACGACTGGAATGCGCGGCGCGGCGGAGCGTGCACGCAACGCCTATATCCCGGCGCAGTTCGGTCAACGGATCGTGGACAGGCAAAAGGCGCTTGAAGAAGCGGAACGCTTACGCAATACCTATATCCCAGCCCAATTCGGGCAGCGCGAGCTTGAGAACGCAAGGAAGAGAAGCGGAACGCCGGAACGTTATGACTATCTTACTGGACTTGATCTAAAGGCAACGCAGGCCGAATATGACGACCTGAGCGCATATCTGAAGCAGGACGAACAGCGCTACAACCGCATGAAGGTCAAGCTGGCATCCTACGGCAGCAATACCAAAGACAGCGGCGCAATGGCGATTCAGCGGTTTTTGAGTGAATACGAAACGAAACAAGCCAGGGCTGCAGAGCTTGAGCGGGATATTTACGGAGCGAAGAACATCCAACGCGTTGCGGGATACGATCAGCTCACGCAAAGCGGCATGTTTGAACCGATGGCAGAGCAGGGAAGGAAATATTCCGCAAGTGGGCCATTTGATGCCTTCGCAGCAAAACACGCTTATATCAATGACACGGACGGCGCGCGGGCAAAAGCCGACGTAAACGCCATGCGCGCTGGAACGGCAGATCCGAATGCAATATATTCTCTCATGGAGGACAATGAAATTAAGGTATTCAACTACCTTACTGCTGTGCGCGGGAAGAAAGCGGCTCTTGAATACCTCGACGCTCTGTCTGAAGAACTCAATAAACGGCAAACGGAAAAAACGGTCGGGAACATTGAGGGAATGGAGCAAACGACCGCAGGAAAGGTATTTGGCAGTGCGTTTTCCGTGGCGCTTGCCGCACCGAAGGCCGCGGGATTCATAGGCGCGGCAATCGACAATGCATCCGGGAAATATGTGAGTGAGTATTCTCCGCATCTCAGATATAGCGTTGCCCAGCAGGCCATGCGCGCAGAGGCATCCAAAGACATGGGCGAAGTCGGGAAGTTTCTTTACGATACGGGCATGTCCATTGCAGACTCCACGTCTGTTGCGCTTATGACCGGCGGCACGGGAGCCGGACAGGCAGCAAGCCTTGGAATTATGGGCCTTGGCGCGTCCTCCGATACAACGTTGGAAGCAATCAGGCGAGGCGCTTCGCAGGAGCAGGCGTTTCAGATGGGCGCACTTGCGGGAATCGCGGAAGCTGCGTTTGAAAAATTCAGCGTAGAAGGATTTTGGAAAGCAGCACAAGCCGGAACGAGGGGAGCCGTGCTGAAGAACATCCTACGGCAATCGGGCATCGAAGCATCGGAGGAAATTTGCACAGAGATCACCAACATTATTACGGACGATCTCATAATGGGCGGCATGTCGGAATACAATGCAGCCGTTGAAGCATATATGAAGCAGGGCATGAGCCGTGAAGATGCAGAACGGAAAGCAAACACTGGACTTGCGGCCAAAATTGGCCTTGCAGGACTTGGCGGCGCGCTTTCCGGCGGCGTGAGCGGAACGCTTGCGGGCGGGATCGGCCAATGGAGGGGCAGAGGGGCAAACGGTGAGCCAAGCGTAAACGGAGCGATTATTGGCTCGGGAGCATTGAAACAGGATACAACAACTGCATCTCCCGCGCAAGCAACGGGGCAGATGAACGAAACCACGGAGCAATATGCATACACCGACCCTACAACGGGCATCCCGATGGTGGGAACGCGGCCGGCACAGGATACGCAAAACGGAAACGCGGCGGCGGATACAGCAAAGCCTGCTGTGGAAATGGAAGAATACGCCTACATCGACAAAACAACCGGGATCCCAATGGTGGGGACGCGGACGAATATTGCATCGGAAGTAACCCCGGAGGCAATCGCAAGGAATAAGAAGGAAGTAGCCGGGATGGAACCGATCGCAGAAATGGATGGAAGCGAGTTTCCTAAAGGAAGTATAGGGCTCGTGGATCAAGTAACGGAGTTTTTTAAATCGATCGGGAATCGTGCGGTGAATCCTTCGATTGGTCAGGTAACGCTCGATCGAAGGGGCGCAAAATCATCGTTGGCGCACGGAATGGGGAGAAACAAGGCAATCGCATTTAAGGCGGTGCCGGATGTAATACGGAACGGAAAAATAATTGATTTTCAAGCGGACTGGAAGGGGCGCGGATATGATACCGTAGTGATTGCGGCACCTGTTGTGATTAAAGGGGAAACGTTCTATGAAGGCGCAATATTGATACGCGAAAACAGGGGGACGAGCTTTTATCTGCATGAAGTGACTGCGTTGGAAAACAAAGATACCAATGCGCCGATCAAGACCGGGAGCAAAGCTCCTAGCGACGCAAAGGTACCTTCTTTAATCAGTTTACTCAATGAGGTGAGGAAAGTCAACACGCCAGGCAGCGAAATAGACTTTGCACCCAAAACAGCGGAAAAAAGCAACGCTGCAACCGGGATATCCGAGCCGGCAGGAGCGCAAAATACACCCGCATCATTAAAGACGCAAATGGCGCAGGATACCGCCTTGCGGCCGGAAAGCCAATCTGATACAATCAGCCCGGAGAAGGAGGCTGATTTCAATGACGAAGGTATTCTCTCCGGACGAGAAGAATCAGTGGACAGCGCCAATCAAGGTGATTATTCCACAGTGCGGGAAGTGCAAGAAATGGATAGGGCTGAACGAGAAGGACCGGCCGGTGTGCGAGGCCTATCCGAACGGGATACCCAAAGCGCTGATTATGGAAAAGGTGGACCACTTCAGGGAGAACTATCCGGGGGACAACGGAATTCTCGGGGAACCGAAGGAAGCGAACAGCCCTCAGACGGTGCCTTACGTGGGCAAGCCGGAAATTTAGAAGATCAACGCGCGGAAATAACGGAGCATTTACGCAAGCTCAAACGGGATGTAGTCACAATGGAGGTGCGCCCGGAACGCATCTATACGGATGCAGAAATGGAAGGGCTTGCGAACAAGCGCATCACGGAGTATACCGCGGACGACATCTATATGATCGCAAGCTCCCTGAAAAACAGGAAGGGGCTTCATCTAAAGGATGTGAGCCGCGTATTGGACACTGTAGCCGGCGGAGACAGAAACCTGAGGAAGGTACTGCACAACCTGATCGAGGTTGGCCACAACGAGGCCCTGGGCAAACAGGGCCGTAGGCAAAGCAGCGACCTTGAAGCGCTCCAACAACGATATGAACAGCGTGGCATTAAGGCGGGTTCGAAAGAATCCGCCGCTGTTATGAAGTTCGGAGAACGAGGCTACTTTGACAAGGACGGAACGTGGGTGGATTACACCTTGGACGACCTGCAGGCCGATTTCCCGAATAAGTGGAAAGACATCATGGAAACTGCGCAGGAGGATCGCGCGCAGTATGATGCGTACATAGACGAAGCAAATGAAATGCTTGAACGCATCTATCCAAAAATGATGGAGCAGGCGCAGGCAGAGCTCGAAAGCGCGAGAGAGGCTGTTGAGAGCAACAAACAAAAGGCTGCGCGCCAAAAAGAGACGATCGCCACAATCGAAACGAAGATTGAAAGCTACCAAGAAGCGCTGTCCAATAAGAAGCGCACAGATACGGCCGCATATGCCAAACTGAAAAACGGAATAGAATATCAGGAACGCAGGCTCAGGAAAGCACAGCAGGAGCTTAACAAGGCAGAACAGCGCGCAGAGGATGCGCGGTTCAAAGCTGCCCGGCTTGACGAAGAAATCAAAAACGGAGAGCCGCTGCACCAAAGGAAAATCGAGAGAAGGAAAGATTATTATCATCATGTCCGGGCAAGCGGCCTGACGTTTGACCTTGCAGCCCTCATAGGATCGAAATCTGCCGCAAGCGAAATGGTGGCCGGAAGGGTCGCGGTGGGGGATGCCGGCGGAGTGATCGGGAACACGATAGACAAGATGATCGGGTCCGTAATGGGAAACAAGGACATTTCACCCGGCATGGTAGGCGTGTCCGATAATACGAGCCCGAGGACAAAATGGCAAGGCATAATGGAACACCAGGGCGCAGGGGCATACAAACTGGATTCCTATGCTTCAATGGCCGATTACATCGGCATGATCGATTACATGCTTGCGTTCGACGAGTACACATCCCAATTACGCGACATCACGAACACAATTCAGACGGCTGCGGACAAGCTGGACCGCAGCGTGGGAAAGAGCGCACGTGAGGCGAATTCGTTCATAGAATGGATGAAGGATTGGGGCGATATGCTTACAGGAAAAACGCTTCCTTTTGATCGTGGCACTCAAAAAGTACTGGGACGCAATGTGATGAACGGAGTACGAAAACTGAATTCCGTCGTCAGAAGTTCAACCCTTCTGGCGAACATACGAAGTATGATAGTACAGGGGAGCGCCATAGCAAACGCAATGAACTACATCCAGAATCCGGCGGATTGGGCACGCGGAATGCGCTACCAGGCGAATGCGATGAAGGGCGATCCGGCCTATGCGGATGCAATCGCACAGAGCAATTTTCTGTCGCAGAGGAATATGCTGTCCCCAAACGACATCATAAGGGGAAGCATACTCAACGAGGCAAAAAAGCCGCTTGGAAAAATGTTGAATATTGGGCAGAACGCAGTGGACAGGCTGACATGGTGGACGGCATATGCGCAATATGACGCGGCGGCGGAAACACCGGGCGGGCTTGATAAGCTGAACAGGCGCTTTACACGCGCATATGACAATGCGATTGACTACGCGGACGATATTACGCGCAGGAGCGTTGCGGGGCGCGGCGTAGGAGAGCAGCCGATGACAGTGAAATCCACAGTGGTAAATGTGGTTGCTCCATTTCAAACCGAGGTGCTGAACACCTTCAATACACTGAAAGAAAACGTGGGTACGCTGCTTGGAAAAGGTGCGACAAAAGAGCAAAAGGGACGCGCCGCCGCAGGGCTTGTTGCATATGAGATCGCGGCATTTGCAATAAACATGGCCACGCAGGCGATGTTTGGAGATGATGTTGTGGGGTTCGATTTCATAGGTGCACTCATGGGCGCGCTTTTCGGTGATGACGATGATGATGAAAAAGAGAACCTTGAACAGCAGCTATATTATAATGTGGCAGGTACAGCCCTTTCGGGGACACCGTTCGCATCTGCGGCAACTCCAATGATAATGGACGAGGAAACATCCAGGGTTATCTTTGGAGCGAATGGTGATCCATCAAGATATGGCACGGGGGCGATGGGTACGAACGCGGCGGCGGATATCATAAAGACGTTTTTCTTTGATAAGGATTCAACCGGCTGGGAGAAGGCGAATGCGGCGGCAGCGTTCTTCCCGCTCGGAGGAAAACAGCTCGTGCGCACGGCACAGGGGCTTTATACGGTGGCCAAGGGCGGAAGCTACAAAACGAACGCAGATGGGGAAGAACAGCTCCAATACAGAACCGATCAGGGAATACTTGACGTTGTTCAAGCGGCCGCATTTGGAAAATGGGCACTCCCCGAAGCGCGTGAGTATGTAGAAAAAGGATTTCCGACTCTTTCAGCACCGCACACCGCCGCCTACAAAAACGCCATTGCGAACGGCATAGACGGCGCACACTTCCTTGTTCTTCTTGACCGGTACAAGGCACTTGAACCGATCAAAGATGAGAACGGGAAAACAGAAAAAACCAAGGATCAGCAGTTCCGGGAGATATTGTTCAGGGATTCAACGCTCACGGCAGAACAAAAAGAACTGATCGACCGCGATGTGACCGGCGCAAGCTACGCGGACAACGTAAAGCTGTTTGAAGAAGCCGGTGGCACAGCCGAGAAATATCTTGAGTATTACAACCTGTACAGCGGGTTGGAACCAACGAAAGATATAAACGGAGAGACAATTCCGGGGAGCAGGCAGGAAGCGCTGCGAAACAATATCATGAACGACGACGATATGACCCCGGAGCAGAAGCGCCAGCTCGACGAAGCGCTTACCGGGGGAAAGACGCGGGACTACACATCATGGTTTACGTTTAAGCTTGGAAAAACGTCTGGATCGGCGTACAAGCGCGGGAAAGCCTATGTTGCCGCCGGAATTTCGGAAACCAATGCGCTTCTTATCGAACAGTGGATGGATGGCAGGAAATACACAAAAGCAGACCTTAGAAAGTATCTGAGCAAGCTGAAGCTGACGGATTCAGAGATCGAAGCCGTTCTGGAAGCAAGGTATTAAAGGGGAGGGAAACCTCCCCCTTTTACATGAAAGGAGAAGACAATGGCAATCACGGACAAGAAGATAGGCTCGTGGACGAACCCCGTTGTAAACGAAGCAGACCAGCCCCAGCGCACGGCAGCGGAGATGAAGGCAATCTTTGATGCAAACAGCAATCAAATAAAAGCCGCCTTCAACGCCGTAATAGATGAACTTGTGGGAACGGGGGGAGCGGGCAACGTTGGAAACGGGGCACTCGGAGAGATTCCGGCCGGAACGGTCGCAGCCCAGCTTGCGGCGCTGCTGAACATGTTCGGGAGCTACCCAAGCTCATCGGACATAAAGGGGATCCGGCTGAGCGCGGACAACGAGATCGAGGTCACGCTGGACGGCACAACATGGCAGCCGACAGTGCAGACCGGCGATCCGGTAACGGATTTGGGCGCCCTTCCCGTTGCGGCAGACATTCAGGATACGGACGGATTCCTGATGTACGACGAATCCGAAATGAAAAACAAACGAACGCTGTGGAGCAAGATCAAAAGTGTGCTTGGAAACGTATTCGCGGCAGCCGGACACACCCACGGCTCAATAACGAGCGATGGGAAATTCCAAGATGCAATATGGGAAGACGGGGATGGATCCTATCTGCCGATGTTCGCCGTAGATGGCAGCGGCTATATCAATACTACGACCATGGGTCAGTTCGCGGTAATGCTAGCCAGTACCGGCGTGTTCTCGCCTTCGAAAAATTCCCCTGAGCCCGTAAATGGGGCAGTGGAAATAGCGGTTGTAGATAATTCAGAATATCGAATAGCCTCCCCCATAACATCTCTTACGATAACATCCCCGTATACCAATGGGGAAACTTTTGAATGCTGGATACGCTTCAAATCAGGCGCAAGCATAACCGTAACATTCCCAAGCGGTACATCTTTTATCGGCGGCGCACCGACGTTTGAAGCGTCGAAAACCTATGAAATGTCGATTAAGGACGGTTCCGTGATCTGCGCGGAGGTGACGACCGAATGAGCTATTGGATGGCTGTCCGTAGACGGCTTGCAGCGGCAGCACTTGCGGCGATTGACATTGCTGCGCTTGCCATTGCTTATACCGGCAACATGACGGACGAGATCGTTACAATGGGGGACGGCAGGCAATACCGCTTGCTGACATTAACTTCATCCGGCACACTGTCGATTGCGGCCGAAGTAAAGGCAGATATGTGGCTGTGCGGGGGTGGAGCGAATGGTGAAAATGGCAGTAGTTCCGGCGGCGGTCGCGGTGGCTCTGGCGGATTTATTGCACAAGCGTCACGACAGAGCGTTAAAAATATCGTGTGTGTTGTCGGCGCGGGAAACAGCGGCGCATCGTCTGTTTCCGGGGATGTCGCACTTACGGCAGATGGCGCAATGATAGTAACTAAAATACCATACGGATATACTTCTGCGACAGGCGCAAGTGGTGGCGGAGGTGGAGCTGACAATAATATCGCAGGCCTGATCGGCGCAGGAGAAGCAACATATCCGTTTGGTGATACAACATATTTCAACGGAAGGCCGCATTGCCCGGGAGGTGGCGGAGGCGCATACAGGGATGAATCTGGTACAAACAACGAATATGCAACGGGCGGCAACGGTGGAAGTAACGGCAGCAATGGAGGGAATGGCCAATATATAAGCCGTTACAATAATTGCACGTTTGCGAACGGCGGCTTGTTCGGTGGAGGAAGAAGCGGAGGAGATCCGGCAATGGCATCTTCGAAACCAACAGGCGGATCGTTTTATGGTGCAGGCGGTGGCGGTGGCTCTGGCCGCGATGGATCATCTGGACAAAAAGGCGCTGGTGGCTATCAAGGCGTGATCTACGTCCGAATCCCGTTGAAACAAAAGGAGGCAGCATGAAATACGCAGTAATAAAGGAAAACGCGGTTGAAAACGTGATTGTGGCAGACGCGGCGCAAAAGGCCGAACTGGAAGCCGCGCTCGGCGCAGAACTTGTGGACGTGCAGCCATTCAATCTGCAAATCGGTGATTTGCGCGTTGGTGCTAACTGGACGCGCAATCAGGACGGGGAACAGATTGTCCTGGGCGAAAACGCGACATATGACGAGCTGCTTGCAAAAATAGAGGAACTGGAGGCCGAGATCAATGGTACTGCGAACTGAACTTGAAGCCCGCATCAATGCGGTAAAGACGGGAATCGCCCGAAAAGACACCCGCATCACCGACCTTGCAGCGGCAGGCGCGGCGCAGGCACAAGCGGCAAAGGCCGAACCAATCGCAACGGTGGGCATTTTTGCGGATGGTTTTGAGCCGTGGGAAGCTGGCAAGTCATACGCGCAATACGACCTGTTTTCCTATGACGGGAAGGTGGGCTTTTGCCGACAAGCTGTTACAGCAATGGCACATCAGCCACCTTTCAGCACGGGCATGGAGGCAATCTACGGCGTGCGCCCCGTCCCGGACGATGCGGGCGTGTTCCCATACACCTACAACATGGCGGCAAGCGTAGGCATGCGCGTGCGCGAGGGGGATGCGGTGTACGTCTGCAAGCAGGCGATTGATCCGCTGCTTTACCCGCCGTCTCAGGTAGCGGCACATTTTGATAAGGAGGCAACAACCAATGGTTAAAGCATTCGGCGCGATTCCAAGCGCATATGATCCGCGGGATTACAGTGTGCGCATGGCGGCGGGAGCGGGAACGCTCCCGCCTGTTTATACGGCGAAAGACGTGGAGATTTACGACCAGGGCAGCATCGGAAACTGCGTCATGCAGGCAATTTCCTCTGCACCGCATGCGTTTCACGGCGTGCGCATGGGC